ATGAACCACGATTCTGCTCCCTTAAGCCGCTTCGAGCTTCGGGTTTTGCGGAAATGTACGCAGGCCACCAATGGCAAACGAAGCGTGGACGGCGGCCTGCGGCTGGGCAGTTTGAGCGTCCCGGCATCGGTGGCGGAAAAACTGCTGCGCCGTGGCCTGCTGGCGGAGCGCGACGGCCGGGTTGTCGCCAGCGCTGCTGGCGCCGCGCTGCTCGCCCGCACCCGCGCTCGGGCGTCCGGTGACGTTGACGGTTATGCCGCGCAGCACCGGGTGGTGGTACATCGCCCGGTCGAACCCGGCGATCGGCGGACCGTTGCCGTCAATCTGACCGAATCGCCCTTGAAAGCGCTGGCACGGCGCAAAACCAAGGGCGGCCAGCCGCTGCTGACCGAACGCCAAGTGGCCGCCGGCGACCGGCTCCGGACCGACTTCGACCTGGCCGGGCTGACGCCAAGGGTCACCGGCAGCTATGCCCCCCTGCCGCCGAGCCGCGGGCGGCGCCCGGCCCCGCGCGCCGGCGACCCCACCGACCGCCAGATCGATGCCCGCCGGCGCTATCAACGCGCCCTCGACGCCATGGGGCCTGGCCTCGCCGACATCGCCGTGCGGGTCTGCTGCTATCTGGAGGGACTGGAAGCGGCCGAGCGCGCGCTCCACTGGCCGGTGCGGTCGGGCAAGCTGGTGCTCGGCCTGGCGCTCGACCGGGCCGCCGACCATTATGACGGCCGAACAGCCAAAAATAACCATATCGGCACTTTTTGATTGACAAGCGTGACGCTTTGGGATATCACATCAGACATGGTCGATACACGCGTCCACCATTGAGCCGCTGGCCCGTCAACGCCGCTTCTGCCGCCTGAGCCTTTGACCCGATCCAATTGGACACGACAGCGCCGCGCCGTCTTTCTGGACGTGCTCCGGCGCACCGGCAATGTCAGTGCGGCGGCCCGGGCGGCGGAGATGCCGCGTCGTTCGGCCTACCGGCTGAAGGCCCGCGACGCCGAGTTCGCTGCCGATTGGGCCGCGGCGATGGACGACTCGCTGGACGATCTGGAGTTTGCCCTGCGCCAGCGCGCGCTCGCCGGCACCGAAAAGCCGGTGTTCTATGCCGGCAAGCCGGTCGGCGCGGTCAAGGCCTATGCCGACAGCGTGGGCATGTTTCTGCTCAAGGCGCACCGGCCCGGCCGCTACGCCGAGGGCGAAGCCGGCCCGCCCACGGCCGAGGACGAGGCGGCGGCCGCGCGCGACCGGCTGCGCGCCGTGCTCGACGCCATGGGCGAGCGACTGGCCGGCCCGGACGACGACGACACCCCATGACCGGTCGCAACGCCGGCCCGGGCGCCTCGCCGGCCGAAAAGCTGGCGCGCCTGCCATCGTCCCGGCGCGCTGCGGTGCTCGCCCAACTGCCGGCCGAGGACTGCCGGGCGCTGTTTTATGACTGGTCGTTCTGGGCACGACCGGGCCAGCGCACGCCCGAAGGCCCGTGGTTCTGCTGGCTGGTCTTGGCCGGGCGCGGCTTCGGCAAGACGCGCATGGGCGCGGAATGGGTGCGCGCGCAGATGGAAGGGCCGACCCCGCTGACCGCCGCGCCCGGCACCGCCGGCCGGCGGCTGGCGCTGATCGGCGAGACCTGGGCCGATGTCCGCGGCGTGATGGTCGAGGGCGACAGCGGCATCCTGGCGTGCAGCCCGCCCGACCGCCGGCCGGTCTTCGAGCCGTCGCGGCGCCGGCTGACCTGGGCCAATGGCGCGGTGGCCGAGATCTTCGCCGCCGCCGAGCCCGATCAGTTGCGCGGCCCGCAACATCATCTGGCCTGGGCCGACGAGATCGCCAAATGGCCCGCCGGCGATGTCGCCTGGGCCAATCTGCTGATGGGCCTGCGCTTGGGCGATGCCCCGCGGGTCATGGCCACTACCACGCCCCGGCCCCTGGCCTGGCTCAAGCGGCTGGCAAACGACCCCAACACGGTGGTGACGCGCGGCGGCACATTGGACAACCGGGCCCATCTGGCCAGGCCGTTTCTGGCCGAAATGGAGCGCCAGTACGGCCGCACCCGGATCGGCCGACAGGAATTGGGCGGCGAGATTCTGGAAGATGCCGAAGGCGCCTTGTGGACCCGCGCGCTGATCGAGGATCAGCGCGTCGCCCGGGCGCCGGGTTCATGTCGGCGCACGGTGGTGGCGGTCGACCCGCCGGTGACCGGCCACAAGGGCTCGGACGCCTGCGGCATCGTGATCGCGGCCTTGGGCGAGGATGGCCGCGCCTATGTGCTGGAAGACGCCACCCTGGCGCGCGCCAGCCCGGCCACCTGGATGGCCCGGGCGCTGGCGCTTTATGGCCGCTACGACGCCGACCGGCTGGTTGCCGAGGTCAATAATGGCGGCGATCTGGTGGAAACGCTGGTGCGCCAGATGGCGCCCGAGACCGCCTATCGCCCGGTCCGCGCCAGCCACGGCAAGATCGCCCGGGCCGAGCCGGTGGCCGCCCTCTACGAACGCGGGCTTGTGGCCCATGTAGGCGCCTGGCCCGAGTTGGAAGACCAGATGTGCCGGTTCACCGGCCAGCCGGGCGAGACCAGCCCCGACCGGCTCGACGCGCTGGTCTGGGCGTTGACCGAGTTGATGCTGACCCCCGGCGGCCGCCCGCAGGTCCGGCGCCTTTAACCATAGGAGCAGGAGCGGCAACGGGCCGCGCCCGACCCGGCGCCGCGTCTTAGCCGGTGCCGCCGCGCTGTTCGCGTTCCAGCCGGTCGTTGAAGGTGCGGATCGCCTGGTTCATCTCGCGCTCCACCGCCACCCGGCGGGTGTGGATGGCGTCCAGGTCCTCGTTCCAGCGTTCCTTCTGTTCGTCGGTCATGAAGGTGAACACCACCTTGGCGCGCCGGTCGCGACAGTTGAGCCACGCGGTCACCGCCTTGGAATAGCGCGACACCTGCTGGCGCGCCTGGCGCAGGTCTTCCGCCGTCGCCCGCTCGCCGTCGGGCAACGCGGCCGGCCGCTCGGGCGGCGCCCCGCAGTCCATCGCCTCGGACAGATCCACCGACGTGCCGCCCGCGGTGGTCCGAGACTGCGCCGACGCCGGCGTCAAGCCTGCCGCCGCGGCCACCGTCAACCCGGCGACCATCGCCGCCCAATGCACCGATTTGCCCATGCTCATCCGTCTCCCAGCTTTGTCCCCTCGTGGAGCACGCCCCGCCGGCGCCGTCAAGGCGCACCGCGCCGGGCTGCACAAGGACCCTGCCCATGGCTTCGTTTAACCCGTTCCGGCGCCGACCGGGGCCAAACCGGCCGCCCGCCGCCGCGCAAGCCGCCGCGCACACCAAGACGCTCGCCCCGGCGCCGGGGGCTGCCACCTGGCTGCTGTCGTCGCAGGCCCGTTGGGGCGCGCGATCCTACCACCGCCTGGCCGAGGAAGGCTATCGCCGCAATGTGGTCGCCCATCGCTGCGTCCGGCTGATCGCCGAATGCGCCGCCGCCGTGCCATTGACGCTGAGCGCCGGCACCACGCGCGCCGCCGACGACCATCCGGTGCGCCGGCTGCTGGCCGAGCCGAACCCGCAGACCGGCGGCACCGCGTTCCTGGAGACCGTCCACGCCCAGTTGCAGATCGGCGGCAACGCCTTCATCGAGGCCATGGCGGACGCCGACGGCCGGCCGCGCGCGCTTTACCCGCTGCGTCCCGACCGGGTCCGGGTGGTGCCGGGGCCGGCGGGCTGGCCGCGCGCCTATGACTATCAGGTGGACGGCCGCACCCGCCGCCTGCCGGTGGCCGAAACCCGGGGCCGGCGCCCGGTGCTGCACCTGAAGACCTATCACCCCCTGGACGACCAATACGGCCTCAGCCCGCTGGACGCCGCCGCCTTCGGGGTCGACGTGCACAATGCGGCGGTGGCCTGGAACAAGGGATTGCTCGACAACGCCGCCCGGCCTTCGGGCGCGCTGGTGTTCGACCCCGGCGACGGCCGCCCGGCGACCCTGTCGGAAGATCAGGTGCAACGGCTGAAGGCCGAACTGGCCGAGCAGTATCAGGGCGGCGGCAATGCCGGCCGGCCGTTCCTGCTTGAAGGCGGGCTGAAATGGCAGCCCATGGCGCTGACCCCGGCGGACATGGATTTCATGGAACTCAAACACTCCGCCGCCCGCGACATCGCGCTCGCCTTCGGCGTCCCGCCGATGCTGCTGGGCATTCCCGGCGACAACACCTACGCCAATTATCAAGAGGCCAACCGCGCCTTCTGGCGGCTGACCCTGTTGCCGCTGGTCGCGCGCACGCTCGACAGTCTGAGCCGCTGGCTGTCGGGCTGGTATGGCGAGCGGCTGGCCCTGGCCGCCGACCGCAACGCCCTGCCGGCGCTCGCCGCCGACCAGGAGGCGTTGTGGCGCCGGGTGGCCGCCGCGCCGTTCCTGACCGTCAACGAACAACGCGCGCAACTGGGCCTCGACCCGCTGCCAGGCGGCGACCGCCTGCCCGGCACGCCGCCCGACGCCGATTGACCTCGGCGCCGCGTCGGCCCGGCGCGCCGCCCCCGCGCCTTACCCGGTTCCCCTCGCGTGCCCCTGGCCGGGCGGCCGTCGGTTCGCCGGCGCCGCCCGGTCTTTTTTCGGGGCCGCCACCGCCTTGGAGAGCCCCCATGGATACCATCCGTCTCGACGTCGCGCGCCACAGTCGGCGGCCCGGCCGCTGGCCGATCTGGACGGCCCCGACGGCCCCGACCGCCCCGGCCAGCAAGGCCGCATCGAACGCCCCGGGCGACGCGGTGATCGACGGCTATGCCAGCATCTTCGACCATGCCGACGACGGCGGCGACCTGATCCGCCCCGGCGCCTTCGCCCGCAGCCTGGCCGACCGCGCCGCGCGCGACGTCAAGCTGCTGTGGCAGCACGACCCGACCCAACCGGTCGGCACCATCCTCGCCCTCGGCGAGGACGCCCGCGGCCTGCATGTGCGCGCCCGGGTAATGCGGGCGCTGCGCCCCGGCGCCGAGGCGTTGGCGCTGTTGCGGGTCGGCGCGCTCGACGGCCTGTCGATCGGCTTTCGCGCCCGCCACAGCGGCCGCGACCCGGCCACCGGCCTGCGCATCCTGACCGACGTGGACCTGATCGAGGTGTCGCTGGTGACCTTCCCCATGCAGCGCCTGGCGCGGGTCCACCGGCTCGGCCCCTGGCCGCCGGCCGACACCGCCGAGACCACCGAATTCGCCGAACTCGCCGAGACCGGCGCACCCGAAGACAGCGTCGCCGGGCTGCTGCCCGGCCTGTCCCGGCTCGAACGGGCCATGACCGCCCCCTGACAGCCCCTGACCGCCGCGACCACCATGCCCGTTTGACCGACCGACCCCTGCCACCTTGAGGAGCCAGCGATGACCAGCGCGACCCCGCCCCTTAGCGACCGACCCGCCATGGCCGAAGTGAAAGCCACCGTCGACCGGCTTGGCCAGGCGTTCGAAGCCTTCAAGCAGACCAACGACCGCGCCGAGATCGAGCGCAGCCTGCGCGGCCAAACGGACGCGCTCGTGGACGCCAAGCTCGGCCGTCTGAGCCAGGAAATCGACCGCCTCGACCGCGAATTGAAAAGCGTCACCGACGCCGCCAGCCGCCCGGCCCTCGCCGGCCCCGCAGCGCCCGGCGACGACGCCGGCCGCGCCCACGCGCACGCCTTCTTCGAGGGCTATGTGCGGCGCGGTCGCGATACCGACCTCACCCGCCCGGAATTCAAGGCGCTGGCCACCGACAGCGACGCCGACGGCGGCTATGCCGTGCCCGAAGAACTCGACCGCGCCATCGACCGGCGGCTGCGCGCCATCTCGCCGGTGCGCCAGGTGGCGACCGTGGTCCAGATCGGCTCGGGCGACTATAAGAAGCTGATCAGCGACCGCGGCGCCGTGTCCGGCTGGGTGGGCGAGACCGACCCGCGCGCCGAGACCGAGGCGCCGAGTTTCGCCGAGGTGGCGCCGCCCTTGGGCGAGCTTTACGCCAACCCCGCCGCCACCCAGACCATGCTCGACGACGCCTTCTTCGACGTGGCGGCGTGGCTGGCCGACGACCTGGCCGACGAGTTCGCCGAGCGCGAGTCGGCCGCCTTCGTCGCCGGCGACGGCGCCAACAAGCCGCGCGGCTTCCTCGACCAGCCGACCAGCGGGACCAAGGACAGCGTGCGCGCGTTCGGCACCGTGCAATATCTGGCCACCGGCACCGCCGGCGGGTTTGCCACCGACGCGCCGGCCGACCGCTTGTTCGACCTGGTCTATGCACTCAAGGCCGGCCACCGGGCCGAGGCCGCGTTCATGATGACCGCCGCCACGCTGGCCGCGGTGCGCAAGATCAAGGACGGCGACGGGCAGTATCTGTGGTCGCCGGGGCTCGACGCCGGGCAGCCGGCGGGCCTGCTGGGCTTCCCGGTGGTCGAAAGCGCCCATATGCCCGAGATCGCCGCCGGCGCCGACGCCATCGCGTTCGGCAATTTCCGCCGCGGCTACACGATCACCGACCGGCTGGGCACGCGGGTGCTGCGCGACCCCTATACCAACAAGCCGTTCGTCCACTTCTACACCACCAAGCGCGTCGGCGGCGCGGTCACCGACAGCGAGGCGATCAAGCTCCTGCGTTTCGCCGGGTCGTGAGGGCCGGGCCATGAGAGCCTCGCTCAAGCGCATCGACGCGCCGGCCGCCCCCGCCGTGGCCACCCAGGCGGTGGCGGCCCATCTGCGCCTCGAAGACGCCGACGCCATCGCCGGGTTGGAACCGCTGATCGCCCAAGCGACCGAGGCGCTCGAACGCCACCTGCGCCGGGCGTTGATCGAACAGCGCTTCCGCCTGCGCCTCGGCCAGTGGCCCCTCGGCGCGGTGCGGCTGCCCCGGCCGCCGCTGATCGCGGTCGACGCGGTGACCGTCACCGACGCCCAGGGCACCGAGCAACCGGTGGACCCAGCCCTTTACCACGTCGACACCGACGCCGAGCCGGGGCTGCTGACCCCGGTGCGCGCCTCCGCCCTGCCGGCGCCGCAAGGCCCCGCCGGGGCGGTCACCCTGACCTTCACCGCCGGCTACGGCGCCGGTTGGAACCAGGTGCCCGACGACCTGCGCGGTGCCATCGTGATGACCGTCGCCCACTGGTACGACCGCCGCGACGGCGACACCGCGCTGCCGCCGGGCGCCCGCGCGCTGGTCGCCGGCTATCGGATGATCGGGCTGTGAGCCGGTCCGCCGACCGGTCGGTGCGCGACCCCGGCCGGCTGCATGTGCGCGCCACCTGGCTGAAGGCGGTGGCCGAGGACGACACGGCCGGCGGCCGGGCGCTGAGCTACGCGCCCCAGGGCCCGCTGTGGATCAGCGCCGAGCCCGGCCGTGCGAGCGAGACCGTGCGCGCCGGCCGGCCTTGCCTGGTCCGCCCCTGGACCGTGCGCTGCCGGTTCACCGACCCCCATCCCGCACCCGGCGACCGGCTGACCGCGCCGGGCCATGTGCTCGACCTGCGCGCCGTGCTCGACCCCACCGGCCGCCGGCTGTGGCTGGCCATCGATGCCGAGGAGATCTGCGCCCCATGACAGCGCCCCTTGACGCCCTTCAAAGCCGCCGCCAGGCGCAGGCACGCGCCGGGCTGACGCCGGCCCTGTCCGCCGTCCTGGCGCGGCTGAGCCGGGCGGTGGCCCGCGACGCCCGCGCCCGGGTGCGGGCCAACCGCGCCCCCGACCGCCCGGGCCCGAGCATACTGGCCGGCTCGATCGACGCCGGGCCGACCCGCGACCCGCTGGCCTGGACGGTCGCCGCCGGCGCCGCCCATGCGGTGTTCGTGGAATTCGGCACCGCGCGCCAAGGCGCCGACCCGTTCCTGAGCCCGGCGGTCGAACAGGCGGCCAGCCAGGGGCTTCGGCCCGTGGTCGCCGCGCGCGCCGACAGCGGGCGCACGCGCCACGGAACCGTCGCCGAGCCCCCCCGATGACCGGGGCCTTGGCGGTGCAGAAGGCGGTGATCGCCCGGCTGGCCGGCGACCCGGTGCTGGCGGGGCTGGTCTGCGGCGTCCACGACCAGCCGCCGCCGGGCGCGCGCCTGCCCTATGTGGCGCTGGGGCGCAGCGGCGTCGTCGACTGGTCGACCAAGACCGAACGCGGCGCGCGCCACCGGCTCGACCTGATCGTCCACGCCGACCATCGCGGCCAGGCGCGCACCAAGATCGCCGCCGACCGCATCCTGGCGCTGATGACCGAAGCGCCGCTGGAGATCGACGGCCAGGACTGCATCGCGGTGCGCCCGTTGCTGCACGAGACCGTGACCGACCCGGCCGAGCGCCTGGTCCAGACCATCCTGCGCGTCGAGGTCACCACCCTCGACCCGTCTTCCCTGACCCCCTGATGCGATAAGGAGTGCTGCCCCCATGACCGCAGAATCAGGCGCCGGCTTCCTGCTCAAGGCCGGCGACGGCAGCAGCCCGGAAAACTACACCACCCTGGCCGGGCTGCGGAGCACGTCGATGACCGTCAACGCCGGCAGCGTCGACATCACCCACAAGGGCTCGGGCGGCTGGCGCGAATTGCTGGGCCGGGCCGGCGTGCGCAGCCTGTCGGTCTCGGCCGCCGGGGTGTTCATGGACGCCAGCGCCGAAACGCGCGTGCGCCAGAACGCCCTCGACGGCCGGCTGGCCAGCTATCAACTGGTGTTCGCCAATGGCGATAGCTTCGAAGGCCGGTTCCTGGTCACCGCGCTCGCCTATGCCGGCGACCATGACGGCGAACGCAGCTATACCGTTCAGCTGGAAAGCTCGGGCCCCGTGGCCTTTAGCGCCGGGACGACGCCATGACCGCCCCGTCTGGCCCGACCACCCCGTCCGGCCCGGCCAATCCCTATCGCGGCGACGTGACCTTCACCGATGCGCGCGGGCACGCCCATGTGCTGCGCCCCAGTTTCGAGGCGCTGGTGGCCGCCGAAGCCGCCCTCGGCCCGCTGATCGCCCTGGCCCGCCGGGCGAGCGAGGACGGCGTGACGGTGGCGGCGCTGGCGGTGTTGTTCCACCACTGCGCCCGCGCCGCCGACCCCGTCGCCCCCGAGCCCGACGGCTTCGGCGCGCTGATCCTGGAAACCGGCATGACCGCAGCCCTGGCCGCCTTCCGCGCGCTGATGGAACAGATCCTGGGCGGGCCGCACCCCGGTGGCGAGCGGCCATGACCCACAGCGCCACGGGCGCGCCCGACCCCGATGGCGCGCCGGCGGGCGCGGCGGACCGCGCGGGAGACGGCTGGGACTGGGCCGGGCTCGCCGCGCTGGCGGCGGTCCGGCTCGGCTGGCCGCCGGCGGTGTTCTGGGCCGCCACGCCGCGCGAACTGGCCGCAGCCCTGGCGCTGATCGCTGGGGCGGGCAGCGGCGGCCCGGCCCGGCACCCCATGGGCCGGGCCGAACTGCGCGCCCTTATCCGCCGCTTTCCCGACCGCTGACCCAATCTGTGTGGGAGCCCCTGCATGACCATCGAACTGGACGGCCTGTTGGTCACCGTGCGCGCCGACTTAGCGCCCGTGGACCGCGCCATCGCCGGTCTGGACCAGACGCTCGCCGGGCTCGACGCCCGGGCCTCAAGCACGCTGGACAGCCTGAGCGCCGCCGCCAACCAGCATCTGAGCGAGGCCAGCGCCGCCAGCAGCCGCGACCTCAGCGGTCTTGCCAACAGCGCCGAAGCGGCGCTGGTCGATCTGGGCCGGGCCGGTGCCGTCGCCATGGACGAACTGGAAGGCGTGCTCGGCCGGACGTTGCAGACCGGCCGGCTCGGCTTCGAGGACCTGCGCAGCGTGGCGGCCAGCACCCTTGACGCGATCGCGCAATCGGCGCTCGACAGCCTCGGCGGGGTGTTCGACCGGCTGTTCGCACGCGACGGCTTGGGCGGCCTGTTCGGGGGCGGTTTCGGGGGTAGCTTCGGGGGTGGGGGCCTTCTGTCGTCGCTGCTCGGCGGCTTGTTCGGCATCGGCGGTCGGGCCGACGGCGGACCCATCGCCCCCAACCGGCCCTATTGGGTCGGCGAGCGCGGCCCGGAACTGATCGTCCCGGCGACCGCGGGCCAGGTGGTCCCGCCGGCGGCCCTGAGCGCCGCCGGGCCGCGGCCGCTGCCGCCGATCGTGGTCCAGGTGACCGGCGTCACCGGCGCCGATGCGCTGCGCCGCTCGGGCGCGCAGGTGGCCCAGGAGGTGCGCCGCGCGCTCCTCAAGGCCGAACGCGACCGCTAGGAGCGCCGCCGATGTACTGGCTCGCCAAGGCCGAAGATCAGCGCGCGCGGACCTTCTGCCACCGCTTCGACCCGGCGTTCTGGACCGTCAATTTCCCGCGCCCGATGATGGCCAGCCTGGTCACCGAAGGCGCCGACACGCTGGTGCTGCGCTGCGTTTTCTACCGCCGCAGCGACCTGGCGGGCCTGATCTGGTGGTCCGAGGATCGCCTCGACCATCCGCTTCTCGCCTATGAGACGGCGCGCGATTATTCGGGCCTGACCTTGCGCTTTCGCTGGCGGTCCACCGGCCTGCGCGGGCTCGACGCGGTGTTCGGGCCGACCCTGACCATCGAAGGCCGGGACGCCGCCGGCGCCCCGCGCACCTGGTATGTGCGGCTGTGGAACTATGCCGACGGCACGCCCACCGACGCGTGGGTGACGCTGGACATGGACCATCTGGCCGGCGGCTTTGTGCTGCCCGACCAGGCCGACCCGGTGGACCCGCGCCGCATCGACCGGCTGTTCATCAGTGCCGTGCCGCCGGGCTACGACCCGGGCGACGACGGCCCGCTGCCCGCCCCCGCCGACGCCACGCTGACGCTGTCAGAGATCGCGGTCAGCGGGACGCGGCGGACGCTGGCGCTCGGCGACACGGGCGTCAAGCCCCATGGGCTGGCGCTCGCCACCGGCTATGACGATGTGCTGTCCCAGACGCCCGAGCGGCTGCTGCGCGACGGTCTGCACCTGGGCTATCGCGGGGCGCTCAACATCTATGTGGGCATGAGCCACTATTTCCAGCTCGCCTGGGACGCCGGCGAAGGCCGTTTCCTGGTCGACCCCGCGCGGCCCTTGAACCAGCCCGCGCAAGCCTGGTTCGCCGATCTGTTCGCCCGCGCCCAGGGCTTGGGCCTTGAGACCATCGCCTCGGTATCGTTCGAGCTGTTCGACGCCCATGCGCCAAGGGCGTGGGCCCAGCGCGCCTATGACGGCAGCCGCGCGCTGACCGGCTGGGACCCGCCCTCGACGCTGCTGTCACCGGCCAACGCCGACGCCATGACCTATGTGGGCGACGTGATGCTGGCGTTCAGCGCGCTCCAGGCCGCCGCCGGTGCGCCGGTGCGCGCCCAGATCGGCGAGCCCTGGTGGTGGTCGGGGCTCGGCGGCGTGCGCCGGCCGGCGATCTACGACGCCAGCGCCAGGCAAGCCTATAGCGCCGAGACCGGCCGGCCGGTGCCCGAACCGCGCCACCGTCTGGTCACCGAAATCCCGACCGCCGATCAGGCGCACTATCTGGACTGGCTCGGCGCCAAACTGGCCGAGGCCACCAACGCGCTCGGCGACCGGGTGCGCGCGGCCCATCCCGGCGCCCAGATCCTGATGCTGTTCTACACCCCGCAGGTGCTCGACGAGACGGCGCCGATGCTGGCCCGGATCAACCTGCCGGCCGGCTGGGCCGCCCCCGCCTTCGACCGGCTGCAACTGGAAGACTATACCCACGTCACCCGTTCCGACTGGTGGGCGCGCCAGCGCGGGCTCGACCGGGCGCTGGCCGACCTGGGCTATGACCGGCGCGACAGCGACTATTTCGCCGGCTTCGTGCTACGACCGGAAGACCGCGACCAGTGGGCGGCCATCGACCGGGCCGCCGATCTGGCGCTTTCAGAGGGCTATGACCGGGTGTTCGTGTGGGCGCAATCGCAGGTCGCGCGTGACGGCTATGTGCGCTTCGCCAGCCCCCAAACCCCTCAAGAGGATGCCATGCAGGGCTTTCACGATGTCCGCCTGCCCGCCACCATCAGCTTCGGGTCGAGCGGCGGGCCGGCCTTCTCCACCGACGTGATCGAGACCGCCTCGGGCTACGAACAACGCAACGTCAACTGGGCGCAGTCCCGCTCGGAGTATGACCTGGCCCCGGCGATCCGCGCCGAAGCGGACCTGGCCGCGCTGCTGGCCTTTTTCCGGGCGCGTCAGGGCCGGGCCTTCGCCTTCCGCTTCCAGGACTGGACCGACTGGCGCTCCGGCCCCACCGATCTGGCGCCGACGCCGCTCGATCAGGTGATCGCCACCGGCGACGGCCAGACCACCCGCTTCGCCCTGGTCAAGCGCTACACCGCCGCCGGGGTCGAACAGGTGCGCCGGATCACCAAACCGGTGGCCGGCAGCGTGCGCGTGGCGGTCGCCGGCGTCGAGCGCCCCGACGGCTGGCAGGTCGACCCCGCGACCGGCTGGCTGGACTTCGACACCCCGCCGGCGCCCGGCGACCGGATCACCGCCGGTTTCGATTTCGACGTGCCGGTGCGCTTCGCCGACGACCGCTTGAGCCTCAGCCTGGCCGACATGCGCGCCGGCATGGTCGACAGCATCCGCCTGGTCGAGGTGCGCGACGAGGACGCCGCCTGATGCGCCCGATCCCGGCGGGCTTGCGCGCCCGGCTCGGCGACCCGGTGACCCGGCTGGCGCTGTGCTGGCGGGTCGACCGCACCGACGGCGCGCGCCTCGGCTTCACCAGTCACGACCGCGACCTGGCCATCGACGGGCTGGCCTATCGCGCCCGCGGCGGCTTCAGCGCCAGTGCCGCCACCGACCCCGGCGATTTGAGCGTCGGCTCGTTCAGCGCCGAGGGGGTGTTGGGGCTCGGCGGCCTGGACGCGGCCGACCTGGCCGAAGGCCGGTTCGAAGACGCCACCGTGGCGTTGTTCCTGGTCGACTGGTCGGCACCGGACTTGGGGCAAGTGCCGCTGTTCGTGGGCAGCATCGGCGACGTGGTGAATGCCCAGGGCCGGTTTCAAGCCGAGCTGCGCAGCGTCGCCCAGGCGCTCGAAAACCCGGTGGGCGAGGCTTACTCGCCCGAATGCCGGGCCGATCTGGGCGACAAGCGCTGCACCATCGCGTTGCGCGCCTGGACCGTTCAGGGCCGGGTGGCAAGCGCCGGCGGCGGCGGGCGCGACTGGTTCACCTGGGAAACACCGCGTCCCGCCGGCTGGGCCGACGCGGGCCGGGTGCGCTTCTGGACCGGGGCCAATGCCGGCCTGGCCATGGATGTCGCCACCCAGGCCGGCGCCCGGGTCGAGCTGTTCATGGCGCTGCCCCATGCCATCGCCGCCGGCGACCGGTTCGAGATCCAGGCCGGCTGCGACAAGCGGCTGGTCACCTGCCGGACCCGGTTCGACAATGTGGAGAATTTTCGCGGCGAACCGTTCGTTCCCGGCATCGACGCGCTGCTGGAATATCCCGGCCGGCCGCCGTCGAGCGGCTGAGCGCGCTGGAGGCCGGGCAGCGTCAGGCGCCCTGCGATCCGCCGGTCGCCCCACCCGCTGCGTCGTCCTGTGCGTCGTCCTCGTCAGCCTGTTGCGCCGCCTGTTGTTGGGCAGCCCGGGCTTCCAAGTCCAGTTGCTGGGCAAGGCGCGCCACCCGGTCGGCCACATCGGCGATGCTGCGCGACAGGGCATTCAGATCGTACCCCTGACCGCGAAAATAGAACCGCCCGGTCTTGGGGTCGAGGGCGCGAAACAGATCGTCCTCGGTGACCCCGGCAGCGGTCAGCTTTTCCAACGGCGTGATGGCGTCGAACACCGCCTGGCCGTGACGGTGGGTATCGACCCAGCGGTCCATCTTTTCGTCGGCATTGTCCCACAGTTCCGCGAACCGCCGGTCGCCGAGCGGGTGCTTCTCGGGCAGGCCGAGCGCCTCGCGCAGCACCTCGCCGCGCCGCCGCGACCGCGCCCGGCTCGGCCACAGGATCGACGCCACCTGCGACGCCGCGGTGACCGCCGCCTGGGCGGCGAACAACACGCCCACCTGGGCCTCCTGGCGCCCCGACTGATTGTAGACCTCCAGCGCGGCGCGGGTGAAGCCGCACTGGGAATTCAGTTCCTGGATGTAGATCGCCAGCGTGGTCCGATCCATGGCAGCGCCCCCCTTTCGTCTGTGACCCGGTGGTCGTTTCCTTGAAACCCCTGAAAACGAGCTAGCATGGCCGAGACCGCTTTGAGAAGAAGGCAGACGCCGTTGGCCCGGCGCCTGATCGCCGGCGCGCGCACCTGCCTCGGCACCCCGTTCCGCCACCAGGGCCGCGAACCGGGCCTCGGGCTCGACTGCATCGGCGTGATCGTCATTGCCGCCCGGGCCGCCGGCTTCCGCCCCCGCGACCGCCGCGACTATGGCCGCATTCCGCGCGGCACATTGCTGGAAACCGCGCTGGCGGCCGCCGGACTGCACCCGGTGGACCCGGCCGAGGCGGTGCCGGGCGACGTGCTGGTGTTTACGCTCGACCGCTGGCCGCGCCACGTGGCGCTGAGGACCGGGCGCGGCATGATCCACGCCTGGGGCCAGGTGGGGCGCGTGGTCGAACACCGGCTGTCGCCCGACTGGGCCGAGGCACTGACCGCCGCCTATCGCTTCCCCGGGGTCTGACGCCATGGCCTCACTGGTACTGCTCGCCGTGGCACAGGCCGCGGTGTCCACGGCCGCCTTCGCCGCCGCCCGCGCGCTCGCACCCTCGCCAAGCCTGGTGCGCGAAGGCCCGCGGCTCGAAGACCTGTCGGTCCAGAGCTCCGCGCTCGGCAGCCCGATCCCGCTGATCTACGGGCGCTGGCGAGCGGCCGGGAACGTGATCTGGTCCACCGGCCTGATCGAACGGCGCGAGGAAACCACCGAAGAGGTGGGCGGCAAGGGCGGCCGGTCTCAGAGCGTGACCAATGTGACCTATGTCTATTCGGCCTCGTTCGCGGTCGCGCTGGCCGGTCGGGCGATCGTCGACGTGGGCCGCATCTGGGCCGACGGCCGGCTGATCCGCGAGGCCGGCGGCGCGCTCGACGTGCCGGGGCGCTGGCGGCTCCACCGGGGCACCGAAGACCAAGCCCCCGACGCGCTGATCCAGGCCCATGAGGGGCTCGACGCCACGCCGGCCTTTCGCGGCCTGGCCTATGCGGTGTTCGAGGATCTGGCGCTCGGCGACTTCGGCAACCGTATCCCCAACCTGACCTTCGAGGTGATCGCGGAGAGCGAGGCGCCAACCCTGACCGAGATCGCCGCCGACCTCAGCGCCCGGGTCGGCGTGCCGCTCGACGGCGAGGATGCCGGGATGCCGACCGTGCCGGGCTTGTTCGTGCCCGGCGACCGGCCGGCGCGCGACGGGCTGGCCGGGCTGTTCGACCTGGCGCCGGTTCGGGTCGCGACCCGCGGCGGCGGCTTGCGCCTGCGCCTGCCAAGCACCGAGGCGGACCTTGGCCTCAGCCGCGATCGGCTGGATGCGCGGCCGGCCGGCGACGCGCCCGACGGGGTGCTGCAGCGGACCCGCGCCAACCTCGCCCGCCGCCCGCGCGAAGTGGCGGTACGCTATGCCGATCCGGCACGCGACTATCAACCGGGCCTGCAACGCGCCGGCCGACGGCCCGGTGCCGGCGGCCGGCGCGAGACGCTCGACCTGCCGATGACCCTGGCGGCCAATCAAGCCAAGGCCCTGGCCGGGCGGCGGCTGCAACGGATCTGGTCCAACGACGATCGGATGCGGCTGGTCGGGCCGATGAGCCTCGCCGCGCTCGAACCGGGCGACCGGCTGCAATTGACCGACCACCCGGCGGCGGTCCCCGGCCAGGACATCATCGTCGACCGGCTGACGATTGGCCCGGGCCTGGTGGCGCTCGACGGCCGCGGCGGCGGAACCGCGTCGACGGCGCTCGCACCCCCGCCCGCCGACACCGGCCGTTTTCCCGGTCAGACCGTGGCGCCCGTGGGGGAAACCCGCTGGGCCGTGCTCGACCTGCCGCTGCTGCCGGGCCAAGCCGACACGCCCGGTCGCTTCGACCTGTTCGCCGCGCTCACCGGAGCCGCCACCGGCTGGCGCGGCGGCCGGGTATTCTGGTCCACCGACCAGGGCGACAGTTACATCTCGGCCGGCGCAACCGGCATCGCCGCGGTCATGGGCGACACCCTCGCCGCCCTCGCCGCCGGCCCCGCCGATCTGTGGGATGAGTGCCACACGCTGACCGTCCGGTTGACCCGCCCCGGTCAGACGCTGGTGAGCCGATCCGCTCTGGCGGTCTTGAACGGGGCCAATCTGGCCCTGGTGGGCGACGAGGTGATCCAGTTTCGCACCGCCCTGCCGGTCGGCGACGACACCCTTCGCCTCGACGGCCTGTTGCGCGGCCGGCTGGGCAGCGCGATCCCAACCGGCGGGCACCCCGCCGGCAGCCGCTTCGTGCTGATCAGCCCGGGCGACTTCATCCGCCTCGGCGTGCCCTCGGGCCAGCGCGGGCGGCCGGTGCTGGTCAAGGCGGTCAGCGTCGGCGGTTCGGCCGAAGCGGTCGATGCGATCCCCCTCACGCCCGAAGCCCGGGCGCTCCGACCGCTGTCGCCGGTGCATCTGACCGGCCGTCGAAATGCCACGGGCGATCTGTCCCTGCGCTGGATCCGCCGCACGCGCGTGGCCGGCGACTGGCTCGACGGCACCGACGTACCGTTGGGCGAGGAACGCGAAGCCTATGCGGTGGACATCCTGGGGCCCGATGGCACCATCGTGCGGACGCTCAACGTCAGCGCGCCCGATGCCATCTACACCGCCGCCCAACAGGGCGCCGACTTCGGCACGCCGCCGCCGACGGTGACCGTGCGGGTGGCCCAGATCAGCGCCGCTGTCGGCCGCGGCCGGTCGCGCAGCGCCACCCTCTGACCGTCCGTCGCCACCCGGCCGGCCCACCGATAAGCCTTCCAGCGAACATCCGATACGCCCCCGCGTCCGCTTCCGGAGACGACCATGACCGAAACGACGTCGCGCCTTGTCCTGCCGCTGTTGCAAACCGCCCAGGCGCAGAAGGAAATCACCCACAACGAGGCCCTGGTGCTGCTCGACGCACTGGTCCATGCCAGCGCCGAGAGCGCCGACCTGGCCGCTCCGCCGGCCGCCCCGACGCCCGGACAGACCTGGCTTGTCGCCGCGCCGGCCACCGGCGAATGGGCCGGCCGCGCAGACGCGCTGGCCGTGTTCACGACCGGGGGCTGGCGGTTCATTGCGCCGGTCGAAGGTCTCGCCCTGTGGCTTGCCGATCGGGCGCTACCGGCGGTCTATCGCGATGGTGCCTGGGTCATCGGCTCGTTGGCGGCCACCGGTCTGGAAATCGACGGCCACCAGGTGATCGGCGCGCGCCAGGGGGCGATTGCCGACCCCGACGGCGGCACCACGGTCGATGCCGAATGCCGCGCCGCCCTGGCGACGCTGCTGGCCGCCTTGCGCACCCATGGGCTGATCGAGACCTGATCGCAACCAACCGGCGTGCAAGCCCGGCGATCCCCCAAAGGCTCCCTCATCCCCGGCGCTCGCCCACCCGATTGCAAAAAAATAGACACGCCAATGTCTTTTTCTCGCCCTATCCGGAGATGTTCATAAGGTTGAAACCGGTCGGATCGTCGACGCCATGCCCGTTAAGCGTGTTCACCGCTCGACAATGCGACCGGTAACCACTTACGATCTGGTCAAGCTTGCCTCACCGGGGCGAGACCGGCCAACGATGATGAGGGAACGACCATGACGTCACGCGGTGCACTTCTTCTTTCCGCCGCCGCACTCGCCCTGGGCCCGGCGGCCCTGGCTCAGGAAACCGAGGTCGATCGGGATAATGGCCCCTATATCGGCGTAATCGGCGGCGTGAACGTGCAGACCGACGAAACCTTCGTTGGCCAGGACAGCAATTTTCTCGCCCGGCCGAATGCCGACGCCGGCTATATGATCGGCGGCGTGTTCGGCCGCGAGGTCGACCTGTTCGGCCAGGGCGTCCGATTCGAGGCCGAGTTCTCCTACCGCGACAACGACCTGGACAGCCTGCTGGTCAGCCAGGGCGCCGGCGTGCTCGGTGCCGGCGACCGCAATCTGGTCAGCGCCACCACCAAGACCGTCAGCGTCATGGGCAACGCGCTTTACTCGCCGGACATCGACTTTCCGGTCCAGCCGTTCGTCGGCGGCGGCATCGGCGTCTCGGTGGTCGACTATGATTCCATGCGGCTGAGCAGCCAGAGCCAGGCGATCCTCGACGACGATCAGGACGCCCGCTTCGCCATGCAGGGCATCGCCGGCCTGGAAAGCTATCTGACCGACCATCTGCGCCTGCAGGTGGGCTATCGCTATCATGTGGTGCCGAATGTGCGCCTGTCGCTGCGCAACGCCGGCAGCGTCAAGACCGACTATGAAGCCCACACCGCCTTCGTCGGCCTGCAATGGCAGTTCGGTGGCGGGACCACCAAGCCGGCGCCCAAGCCCGCCGCGGCGCCGGTGGCGCCCAACCGCGCCCCCACCGCCGTGGACGACCGGGTCTCGGGCAAGGCCGGCCAGGACATCGTCATCGCCGTGCTGGGCAACGACCGCGACCCCGACGGCGACCGGCTGAGCATCACCAGCACCGGCGCGGCCGACCATGGCCAGGTGCGGCGCAACCCCGACGGCACCATCACCTACCGCGCGCCGGCCGACTTCGAGGGCAGCGACCGCTTCACCTATCGCATCGTCGACAGCGCCGGCGAAGGCGCCACCGGCACCGTGCGCCTGGACATCGCGCCGGCCGACCTGCCGCCGCCGTTCCTGGTGTTCTTCGCCCTCGACAGCGCCGAGTTGTCGGCCTCGGCCCGCGACACGCTGGCAGAGGCGGTGGACGCCTATCGCGACTATGGCGTCGCGTCGATCTCGGCCACCGGCCACACCGACACCACCGGCCCGGCCTGGTACAATGACCGCCTGGCCAAGCGCCGCGCCGACGCGGTCAAGGCAGCGCTTGAAGCCATGGGGCTCGACGCCGGCGAGATCGCCGTCGCCGGCCGCGGCGAATCCGAGTTGCTGGTGCCGACCGCCGACGGCGTGCTGGAACCCCAGAACCGCCGGGTGGAAATCGAACTGCGGCGCACCGACGACGCCATGAACTGACCACCGGCATGACCGGTTTACCGACCGGCGGCTCCATGACGGGGTCGCCGGTTTTTTTGTGCTTGAGGTGGCGAAGCGGTGGGCCCCATGTCCGCCCCGGCGTGGCCGAGCCCGCCGGTCCCTCCCGTGCCGCCATCGCCAACCGCGGCAAGGCGCACAGCCCCCGGGACGAAAGCGGCAGACCGGCGCTTTGCCAGGGTTCGCTCATGCGCCGCGGCGACTGA